GCTGGTGGCGTGTACTTGGCATAACTGGCATCAGACACAATCCCATTGATGGACTGCGCACTAACCCACACTTCAATAAACCCTTGTGGGATGTTATCGACAGTGGTGGATGGTTGGTCAACTTCGATGCTGACTTTTTGACCGCCATTGATCGAATAGACCAGATACCATTTTTTGATGTATTCGACGTTCCCACCCCAACTAATTATTGCCTTGCGGATGATCTGGCCATTGATGTTGACAGCATCATACCTAACATTGATGTTGGATGGCTTCGCGGCTAAACCAGTGGTCGGAACCAAATAATTATCAGCGAGCGAAAAGGCAACACCGGTATCAATCCGGGTATAAGCAGCAGCATCATACAACTTGGCCTCAATCGCGTAATTACCATCATCCTCTTTGATGGACACCACACGCATCGGCGGAATCGAACTGGTGATTGTCCACTCTGAATGAACCACAACGCCACTGACAGAAGCCACATACACGCGGGTTGCGTTAGTCGCGGCACTGGTCAGAGTGGTTGTCCGAATGCCGTTATGGATCGCAAACCGGATGGTAGAGCCGGATGCCGCCGAAATAGGCATGTCCAGGTCAACGTAATTGGCACCAACCGCCAGCACCCGACCTGATGACGCATAGCCCGAATAGGACGGATCATCAACATAGATGACTTCGCCGGGTTGTAGGTCCATCGCAGCAAGCGGCATGGAGAACTTGACATACTCGGTTTGTTTCAGACTTGCTTCCAGGACATAGCGCGCGTATCGGATGGCCTGCTGCTTTTCCACTGCGCCGATACAGATGATGTCTTGTGTGTTGTATCCAAGATTAGTGATGTAGCTGGCGCCACCATCCGCAGTTGGCCCAAAGTATTCATCGGCAGTCAGGGAAAACACCTCTGACCGGTAATGGTTATGGCGATTGTAAAAAGTGGCATTGACCGCAGTTGTCCGGTTTGAACGTGGAATTGAATACCAATCAAACTTACCATCAATTACTGATGACGGGTTGATTATGCGGGTTGGTGAAGTCGGCTTATCCACCACAAGACCCACCTTGCCATCACCATAAGTAATCCGGGCATTAAGCGTGCTGGCGACAGAATTTATGACATCAATAGCGGACTCTTGTGTTGTAAATTGCCAGTTGAAAGTAAATCTTGGGACTTGTTTAGACACCCCATCAACGGTAATAGTGATTAGCTCATCACAGTATTGCGCGGCCGAATAGAACGAATAAATGTCCACATCATCAGCCAACACAGTATCACCCAGACCATTAGCAGGGTCCGTTAAAAGGTAGTAAATCACCCAAACCGGATTTGACGTAATCGCATTTTTGAAGGTGGCGCCGTCCCAAGTGCCGGAATAAACCGGATTGATGTAATTCCCATCGCCATCATAGTATCCAGGCGTGTAAACATTCGGAACTTTGACGAACAATCCATCAACCAAAAATGATTGGACAGGAATTGAACCTGAATTGAACGACTTACCATCCGCAGTCGCACCAACAAGGGCGAAATTGTTATACGCACTATTATTGATGGTCAGTTCTTCGACACGCGCATAGGAAATGTTATTTTTGAGGCGAGTAGACGAATTATCAGCAGTTATCCGGGTCAGTCTTGTTTGCCACGTGGAACCCTTAACCGGATTTGGGACACGATAAGATAATTCCGCGTAGGACGTGGTTTTGTCATTGAGCGTGACATTGTGGACATCAACCCAAGTGCCTGTTGACCCTGTACGGGATTGGATAAGGAAATTGACTGTTGTGCCCTGAATACCGTTGTCCACTTGGTTGAACAGTCCGTCAGGTAGCCCAACGGTCAGCAGCACAGCATCCGCCAGAGCCCCATGCGACCGGACGACAGGCACAGTAGTGGTAACGGTCTGCCCTACCGTGGTGGACACGCCTGTTTCGGCAAACCCCGGGATAACGCCTTGTGAGGGTGAACCGTCCCGCCAATCAATGGTGATGTTTTCGCCTGTATTCCAAAACGCTTTACCTGCGTCATCGTAATACTTGATTGGTACATCATCAACATAAGAATAACTCAATGGGTCTTTTTTCCCTGTCCATTTATTGACCGGGAACCCGCCAATTTTCCCGGCTGAAATAAGATGTAGAACCCGATAGACGGACATAGACCGCAGGGTGTTTTCCTGTTCGTCGTATGTTGCCGAACCGCCACCACCAGACCCAGAATAAAAATCAACCATAAAACCTCTTTACTACTATTTACTACCCCCGCCATAAATAAAGTAAAAGGAACCATCACATGTCTTATCTGACCCCAACAGAGGCACAAAACCTGCTTGAAAGTATCGGGCAAAATCAATTTATCTCTGATGAAGTTGTTCTAACTCAATGCCTATTCCGCGCATCTAAAATCATCGATAACAAGTACGGAAACCTTTATCCGGGCATCGTATTGACATCAGCGCAGGAATTACTATGGCCCCGAACTGCTTGTTATGACATCAATGGACAAGTCATTGAACAAGGTGTAATCCCGAAACAAGTCAAATACGCAACAGCCATCTTGGCCCAAGGCATCTTACATAACAAAGATTTGTCAGAAACCAATCAAATCAAGGTCGAAAGAACCAAGGTCGGGGTTATTGAAACCGAAGTTGAATACACCTCTACCCTACAACAAGCAAAATCACAGACTATTTCCGATGTCGAAACTTGGTTAGCCCCTCTTATCGGCAATGTTGCGTCTTCATCTAAAATTATCAAGGTGGTTATCTAAATGGATTATTCATCACTCGCACTAAAAACAAGCACCACCATCAAGAACTTCGGGTTCGCCACTGATGTTGTCCGTGATGGTGCGTCTATCGGCACATCATCAGCCCTATTCATTTCATCCAAAGAAGAATTACACGCCAATCTTGATGAAATGGATGTATCGGTATTGATGATGGATAATTCTGTTGAAATCAAAACTGGTGATGTCCTGTCCTCTATTGGTCGAATTATTAGGAAGGTCAACACCATTGCCCCCAATGGGACAACGGTTATTTATTACGAAGTTGAGGCGACAAAATGCATTTGACGGATTTGGTAAAGGGACTTGCCAAAAAAATGGAAGGTCTGGAAAAAGAAATATCCCGCGAATTTGTTATTGAACTACAAAAGAATACGCCAGTTGATACGGGTCATCTACGGTCATCATGGTTTTACCTGCCCCCCGTATCTGGAACAACCACCATCATCAACACGGCCCATTACGCGGACTTCGTTGAAAATGGGACAGATCGACAACGCGCACAAAAATACACTGCCTACACCATCAAATACAAGACTGATGTTGCTATTGGTAGGGCCATAAATAATGTGATGACTGGTTCTGGCGGTTCTGCGTTAGAACGAATTTTAGGGAAGAATAAATGAAAAATTATCTTATGAACCTACTTATCTCCCTCGATCAGCTCGGAAATACAATCCTTGGTGGTTTGCCGGATGAAACTATCTCATCAAGGGCGGCAAAAGCCAAATTAGCCGGCAAGAAATGGGGTTGTGTGTTATGTAAGTGGCTCGATAAACTTGATAAAGACCACTGTGAAAAATCGATTGAAATGGATGAAAAATGAACTACAAAGAACAAACTGAACAGGGTCAAGTCTGGACCCGTTGTTATCGTGTTGAGGTCAGCAACCCTTACAACGGGGTGCCATCGGTCAACATGTTTGAAGAAACCATTATCAACATTGCCGGCGAAACCATCACTAAACCCGGACGACTGCTAACCAAGGCGTTTAACCAGACCGAAGTTATCGAACTGGTCAATCCTATGACTGGTGAACCGTTGGGGGCAACCATTACGCATCAAGACCTTTATGTGATGTTTTTTAGTCTTTGGTTGAAGACCGCAAAAGACAGGGACCAGTCAGAGGCAGGATTTACCCTTGCCCCAATCCCGGCAACGGAAATTCCACCAGTTGTTGAAGAACCGCCAGCAGAAGAACCGCCAGTTGTTGAAGAATAAAAAAAGGCCCCGAATTCGGGGCCTTTTTAGTTTTTATTACTGACTATTAAGCAGCGTAGGCAGAAGCGGTAACACCCTTCCACACTGCGTTCTGGTCCAGGATGCCATAAGCATGGACCCCATACCAACCGGTTGACATGAAACGGTTCAGCATGTCATTTTGTGGCTTGATAATCAGGCTTGCTTCCTTGCTAACAGCCTTACCCAGAGCATTAGCACCAAACGCAAAGTTTGTGTAACCCTTGACGGTGGCCGCAGAAATCGGGCAGTTAGTGTCAGGAACAATCAAGAAGCCCTGATACATGCTGATGTTGTTCAACAGGGCCAGTTCAGGAATTGAACCCTTTACGATGTCAACGAATGAACCGGCTGACGCATCTTCGCGCAGGTCGGCCACGATGTCGGGGTGACAGACAAAGGCATACAGACCATTGGCAAAGGTAGGGACGAAAGCACGTTCCAGCTTATTGCGCAGCTTGTTGAGGAACACACGGGACACCTTGTCAGCACCAACGGTCAGTGAACCGACAGCAGCACCAGAAGGGGTCATCAGGTTTGTACCGGCAACCAGAGCGGCCACGGCTTGGGCGTCCAGGCTATTACCCATTGTCTTACCAACCAGTTGCGCAGCGGCGCGATCGACCATTCCGCCAGTCTGGAAGTTGGCCAGAGCGGTTGTAACGACGGCTTGACCGTATTCGGCCGGGGTCAGCACAACCTTGGTGTCTGACAGAGCGGTTGCGACCACATCTTCGGTTTCGCTCAGTGGGGTAGTGGTCGGGGCCAGACGGCTAAAAGTCGGCATCGAAATAGACTTGGCACCCAGATCAACACGCTTGTAAACCAGACCATCAAGGACGTTGGCTTGACCTGCGGCAATAATTGCTTCGGTTTCGAAAGCTTGAATAAGTGAGTCATCAACCTGAACGGTTGAGGTCATGTTTGAAGTAAAAGGCATAAAAACTCCTAATAAAAATACCGGAAAAGATTTGTAGATACCGGATCATTTGGTTTAATTTGCGAATTGGTTTAATAACTCTTGACGCCGTATTTCTTGTTTACTGCGTCGATCTGACTTCTATTGCCAGTTTTCATGAAATGGTCCCTTGCGGCTTGTAGTTCGGGGCCATAACCAGCAGTTGTAAAACCTTCCGCACTGCGTTGCGTTTCTGGGACTTGGATAGACTTGAATAAGGACGGGTGTTTAGTTTTTAGGTCAATCACCGCGCCAGTAATGTCTTCGGCATCACCAATCAATTTAATCAGTGCGGCACTATCGAGGGCGCCAGCTTTATCAAGCTCACTAACTAATTGACTATTCTTCTTTTCAGTCTGGAACGCATTCACTTGTTTTTGTAGTTCTTCAAGTTGAGCTTTATAAGTAGCTTCAATTTCCGCCTTGACCTGTTCAACAGCTTGTTCCTTGGCTTGCTTGTTATGCTTTTCGCCGCGTCTTGCCGCTTCCAGATTTTTTTGCGTCTTTTGTAGTTCTTGCTCCAATGTCTTGACCTTTTCGGCCAATTCATCAGCACTCACATCAACTTGTTGTTCATCATTCAGAACGGCATCCACCTTTTGTTCATCTTGATTGATTTGATTGTCATCCGACATAATTTCCTCTTTAATTGCCATCCGGCATTTCCATAAATGTATTTACAATAAAGACCCTAAAATCATGCGAAGTATTCATACTCAACAGCCACAGATTTAATGTATTTTTGGCCCGATGTATCTTTGGGGGCCAGATGGGCGGGTAATTCATAGCTATTGACCACTACGAAGCCGAACCCATTGCCATCAACATAATTACCGAATGCTGTTGAAGAGATAATCAAATCAACAAGGGCTTGCCCATCCCCTTGACCAATGGCGATAGCAGTGATGACATCGAATTGAATAATTCCCCGATGTTTAGTCTTACGATTTACCCCATAGGTCAGGATAATTGGCTCTGCCGGGTATTGACTAATGCGGATGTGGAATGGTGTCGAAGCTTTTTCGTTTTCCCCAACAATTGGGACAGTTGTATTGATTAGACTTTTCAAATGATTTGCGACTTTGAAAGCAGACATAGAACCCTTTTACTTTATTTATTGACAGGCAATAAAAAAGCCCCCGTCAGGGGGCTTTTAGATGTGTTTATTATGATTAAACAGCGGTTCGGGTAATTGACATGATTGAAGCTAATGTTGCGTCATACAGACCGACGAAATCGCAGGTCAGAAGGCGGACACCTTCGTTGGTAGCTCCGGCCACCTTTGACAGCTTGACGTTAGGCAACAGGTAGGTGTGTGAGTTGGTGCCGTCAGACAGTTGGAATTGGAGGCTTGCGGATGTGCCGTTGATAAACTTGTTATAGAAGGCGTTATCCTCATAAACCAGAGTGAGTGAACCAGTGACAGTCTTCATGCCCAGATAGGTGCCATAAGCGGCGTTTTGACCAAGGACATTCAGTTGACTGATGTTGTTATTAACATCGAGCTTGACGCCAGTGGCGTAAGCCGTAGCACCATCAATCTTGACGAAGCCACCAACATGGGTCATTGGGGTCTTACCGGCAACAATCGCGGTTGGGGTGGTATCAAGCTGGGTGGTGCCAATAGTCATGTTGCGGCCCAGCATGCCGAAGTTCAGCTTGACAACATCATTGGGGACAATTTCAATCCCGAAAGTGTTGATTTCAGTGCCGGTGAACACTCGGTTGGTGGTGATAGTCGCGTCCCATTCACCGAACGTAAAACCAGACTTGGTGTTGCCAATCTTGGCTACGTTGGTGGTCCAAGTACCCATAACACCGCCAGCAATAAAATCATCAAACTGGCCAATAGAATAAGCAACCGACATACTGCCGGATGTGCGATAAGAACCGGGAGACATGAAACGCTGTTGATTATCCCCATTGCGTGATGGGTCAGTAAACATGTCCTTATCTAATTCCATGTCAAAAGAAATGTATGGGATTAAAGACGTTTGTGGCGTCGCCCCCGTTTGGCCGATGACGGCCTCTTTGACATACTCAATTGCTACTGTTGAACCTTGGGAAATCATAGTGAATCCTTTTTCTAAACTTCAACCATATTTAGGCTCTTCACTATTTTTATTGGGTATAGTAGAATAACTTTAAATAAATCAAAGAACGGAGCAAAAATGGATGTTAGGGGTGCTATTAAATCCGGGAAATTTTATACATACGTCCACATTAGACTTGACACCAACAAAGTTTTTTATGTCGGCAAGGGTGTGGCGAGGCGAGTTCTAGAAAAAGGCAGACATAGGAGTAAATGGTGGAACCGAGTTGTCGCCAAGCATGGTTATAGGTCCGAAATCCTATTTGTTCACGCAACCGAACAATCCGCGCTATCTGCTGAAAAATTCTTTATAGAAGCGTTCAGAGCGGATGGGCACGAATTAGTTAACTTAACAGATGGTGGGGATGGTTGTGTTGGGTTAGTTATGAGTGATGAAGCGCGGTTGCGCTGTCGGATTTCTAAGCTTGGTGATAAAAACCCTTCTTATGGTAAAAAGGGGATAGACAGCCAATCATTTAAAGGCAAAATCATCGCTACTAACGCAATAACCGGTGAGATAAAAATAATGTTTGGTCCGGAGGATTTAAGAAAAAATGGGTTCAAACCGCCTTCCGTGTACCGTCTGCTTTCTGGAAAAGAACAAAAGCGCCACACACATAAAGGCCACACTTTCAAAAGAGTTATCGACCAATAAAAAAGGCCCACCTTTGTGGGCCTTTTGTTTTATCCGTAGCGGACAATTGCTGTTGGCTTACGGACCAATGGATAGTTGAAGTAAAGGAAATAGCCGAAGGCATCTAACACGTGATCGACACCAGATGACTTATCCGGCAAACCATCAACCCAACCTTGTTGTTCCAAGCCCCTGACCAGTTGCGGACATTTACTGGTGTTTATCTTCAATCCAATTTCGCCACTGGCAGTCATCAATTTAGCATTGACACTGTTCACACGGTCCAAGATGGGCGGGTTCTTGGCCTTGGCCTTGACTGTAAATCCAGCCTGTTCTAACAGTGCGATTGATGAGACATTCGCATTAGCCGTATTGTTCCGACCTGAACTATCAGGATAAATGTTGATTACTCTGTTAAATCCATACTTTTCCCTGATTTTCAGTATCATCGCCTCTGTATTCTTTTCCCCGACAATTTCATCAACGAAGTGAGGCATACCCTTTTCGTCGATAACCGCAACACATGCCGCCATGTTATTGACGTTGAAGTCAAGGCCGATGTGAAGAGTGATGTTCGGATGAAATGTCGATAGAGTTCGATCCGTATGATGCTTGATACGGTCAAAAGTATCGTAAACCGTCCCAGAGGTGAAGTTGACGAAATCACCATTAAGGTAGGCGCCGGCTTGTTTAGCCGGATAGCGTTCTAGGATAGATTTAGCGTAGTCGTCCGGGAGAAATGGATTATTGAATGTAGAAGCCTTAATCAGTTTGCGCTTCTTCGATAATTCACTATCTTTTTCCAGGTCCGTGACGAAGTGTTCATACAAAAACTTGTAGCCTTCGGGCGTGGACACAGAAAAAATCTGATTGACATTCCCGGTACGAACCCGCGACACCGCAGCGTTATAGACCTCCCGTGCTTTATCAGTGTCAAGAGTGTCTAATTCGTCAATACCCGCCCACGCGCAGTTGAAACCGATGATGCGCCTTGGGTTTGTTCCAGAACGCAAATAGATGTCTGTTGGTGGTTGTCCGGGAATGTTTATTGTTAGTTTTCTATCGGCGGCACTATTCCGGTAATTAAACGGAATGCGCATGTCCTCTAAGATTTCCTCAAACGTCGGTATTAAAACCGCATTGATGAGCGATTCCGTAGGTTCGATAATCAACCCAGAAAAACCCGGATTGAGTTGAGCCATACAAATAGCTTTCAGAACCAGTCCACGTGTCTTACCCGCACCAAAACCGCCAACTAACGCCAACTCCCTTGTTGATGTATTCCGCAAGAACTCGTTTTGATGGGACAAGACCTGTATAGTCTTGACCCGCTCGCCCATCACTTAACCTTTTTCAACTGCGCATCAGTCACATCGATAAACTTCGTGTCGGATAGGTCTGCTATTGCCGGCTTTGGCGGGACCACTTCAAAAACGAATTGAGTAAATCCAAGTTGTTCAGCCTCATCCTTTTTATTGTTGACCTTATCGTAATAGTCGAAGAGTAATTTCAGACACACGGCTGACCTTGGGTCAGTCTTGTTTAGGGCAATTGTTGACGCGACCTGTAATAGTTCTTCGTGAGATAGGATAAACTCCCCATACTCATTCATCAGCATTTTTTTAGATGGCCTTGGTCTTGCGTCTAACACCTCTTGTAATTCTTCTTTACTCATTAAATTGCCCTTCTTTTTACAATAGCCAAAGTGTCGGAAAATGCTATTACCATTGGCCAATTTACCAACATACCCACAATGGGGACAGATGTATGTATGGTTATGTTCACAGCCTCCAAAATCGGGGAAAATACCCAATCTAACGTGCCAAGGCACCCGCATTGCCGGGTCCGGATTGTTCTGCCAAAATGGACGATTTCCCATAACTCTTCCCCTTTAAATCATTGCCAACAAATACGGGATGCCTTTGATAATAAATGGCAATAAAGACCCGATAGCTGACCCAATAACACACACCACACCAATGTAAACATTCAGTCGGGTCTTGATTTCAACAACTTCAACCGTTGTTTTATTCAGTGAGTCCCGGATGGCTTCGATTTGAAGCCTGATGTCATTTAGCATAGATAAATTAGCCTCCAACATAACCAATCTGTTTTCTTGATCGATGTTGGCGTTTTTGATGACATCAATAGACTTTTCCAAGTTCTTACTGATTTCCTCTAACCTATTTATACGCTCTAACAGGTATTTCCCTTCGTTCGTGTCTACCATTGTCAACCTAATTTAGTGTATTTATAGACGGACAATAAAAAAGGCCCCTGACGGGGCCTTTTTGATGTGTTGGTTGGTTTAGATTAGTGTCGATACTTGATGACCATCACTGTATTTCACGGTCAATTTCCTTTTACCATCAATCTTATCCTTATCAAGTTCAATACGTTCAACAATGTCGCTGATGATTAGTTGTAAACGCCTTCTGTTTTCAATGTTGGTGGGGTCTTCGAGGTATTTATTTTTGATGTGAAGGAACATACTTTGTGCGTTCCCCCGGTGCTTACTGATAGCCATACTTCTTAATACCATACCTTTATCATTGTTAAGTGCCGCTATCTTGTCTTCAATTGTGGCTAATTGCTTGGTGATGACCCTAATTTCAGATAATTCAACCACTTCTTCCAATGCTTGATTGAGTAATGATTTACGATGTTCCAATGATGTTAATTCCCTATCAATTTCATCAGTATTGACTTCTGGTGGCTCAACGAATTCTTTTCGATTGAGGATTAAATCTAATGATGCCTCTTCCAGTGCTTTGAACTTTATTGATGTGGCTTGGCAACTGTCATGCGTGGCGTTGAGACATTTAGCGTATTGGTAAAAGTTCGCCCCATTCAGTCTTAACCCAGACCCGCACACACATTTTAGTCTTCCGGCGAATAAATTTGTGATGTTGTTGTATTTCGCATTGCCTTTTGGCAATTTTCTACCTGTCAACAATTCGCCAACTTGGTTAAACTCTTCTTCTGTGATGATTTCGGGGTAATAATTCAACCATTCTTTGCCGGATGCTTCGATTAGTGTTCCGATAGTCGCCTTGGATCGCAAGATGTGGGATACGGTGGAGGTTCGCCAGATTTTACCGTCAGTCCTACGGTCAAATTTATTAAGATGCTTGGCAATGGATGTTGCCCCGTGGCCCAATGTCGATAATTTGAACATCAATCTAACGGTTGATGCTATTGGTTCGTTGACAGAAAAATCACTGTTCAACCAAATTGGTCTTTTCCCTGTCCATTTAACCCCTTGTTCCTTGCGTGATTGAACTGATTGTTTAATTCTTTCACTCTTTTTCTTACTTTCATCATGGGCAAGGACCATTTTTAGAACAATGTAGAGACAATCAAAGCCTTCGACGGACTTTTTATCGACCAACATTGACATTGATACGATGTAAATCAGGACACCGGCACCAATGATTTGATTGAGGATGCCCGAGCTTTCCATCGGGGGAAGGCGGGATAGTCGGTCAATGTCTTCGATCACAACGACATCACCGGCCGGGATGGTCCCGTTTTCGATGGCCCGTAGCAGTCTTCCAAGGCCCCCGCGCTGTAGGTTGGCGCCCGAGTAGCCGGAAAGACTGTCGATCACTTGATGTTCAGCCGGTGTCCAACCATGTTGTTGGCAAGCTTCAACGAACAGACGGTTTTGCCGGTTCAGGCCATCACCAGAAATTTGATCTTCGGTTGACACACGAACGTATGACCAAGCTTTCATTTCTAACAATTTCAGGGTGGTTGATGATGTGGTGATTGTAGCAAATAGGTTTACCCACTTGGCAGGAACACCACATGGTCAGTGTGGATGAATTTGATTTTTGATGAGGATTGGGGAGGGTCTGGGAACGCTGGGGAGGGTCTAGGAAGCCCCTAGAACGCCTAGGATGCGATTGGAAGGCTTGAAGCTACGTGGGTAGCTTGGGACGTAGAAAAGGCCCCGTAGGGCCTGTAATCGCTTCTAAACGGTCTTGATGAATGCCGACATCACTTCATCGGCGGTCTTGAGGTGAGGGATGGGGGTAGAATAATACTCCCCTGTAGCGGGAAAGTTGCTCCCCTGTAGCGAGGGTTAGAAGGGTTGTAGCTGTCTGGGTAGCTTGGACCCTGTTAGACCCCCGTAGCGCCCCATTGGTACGGTCCCGCACCTCACCTGAAATTCACCCTCCCCCACATCCAAGGGGTTGTGATGGTGGTAGGTCCGTGGCAGTCGGGACAACTTTACCCACGATAAAACGGATAACTAACGATAACCCCCGATTATCAGGCTAAACATTGCTCCAAAATGGGACAGTGCCCAGATTGATAAATTCCACCCTCCCCGACCCTTGGCACAACCCTTGCTTGATGGCCAATTTGATTATTCCAGCTTTTGTGATGGTTCCAGCTTTTGTAATACTTCCGGCAAAATTGGTAAAAATGAAAATTAACCACGAATGATAGAATTGATAATTGGAAAAATATTTCTATTTATTAAAATTTTATTAACAAATTATTAAAATTGGGCGGGGGGCACGAATGGCTTCTATTTTTTGTGAAGTCGAAAAATTCTTTAAAGCCCTCCGGCCTTGCCTATCGGCCGGCCTCCGGGCCTAACAGTCCCAATGACTTCTTCAATCATCTAACTGTCTGCGTTCTTCCCTATCCCTCTATACCCATCTTCACAGTTTAATGACTTCTTCAATCATTCAACTGTTAAATAGTTGTTTACCTTCATCAACTATCATGGCCTATCAAAAACGTATTGAAACTATCTATGTCGATAAACTGGAACACATCAAAGATGCTGTTGACCACCTATCAGCTTTTGTAGCAATCTGCGACGAACATGAATTATCACCTGCTGTTATTGGAGGTGTTGAATTATCACGCATAAAATCCAATCTTGAACGCATGAAGGGTAAAATTGATGTTGTTGATGGTGGTGTTTTTGATACCACCAATAGAGGCACGTCAGTTCGTCATGAACAAGTCAAAAAGGATAAACCAGTCAAGATTTATAAGTAAATCTCATTCTTGAATTGAAATAAGGGGCCTTTCTGGTCCCTTTTCTTTTTTATGAGATTTAATTTATGTTGTAATGTTTTAGTGGCGCGAACTTTGTGGAGGTTTGATGTTTACGCTTGCTGATTACATCTTACATGCCATTGACCGGGGCTACATGTCCGGGATTGAGCGTGATAGAGCACGGATAAAGGCCAAGGGGGAAGTGTTCACGCCGAATGCTCTTGTTCGGGAAATTCTGGCCAAGATTCATGAACTGTACCAGGATGCCTTTACCGACCCTTCAAAGACCTTCGTTGACCCATCTTGCGGGGATGGGAACTTTTTGGTTGGTGTAGTGTTATACAAGCTAACCAAAGGTGTTTTTGACCTTAATACATTGCCTGATGATTATTGGGACCGGGATTTAACTGCGGACTTCGGACAGGCTTTGCGGACAACCTATGGTGTTGACATCATGCCCGATAACGTCCGGTTAACCAAGGATCGCCTATTGTGTGGGCAGGAACAATTTCGTCATGTGGTGGATAAAAACATTGTCTGTGCGGATGCTCTTACCTATGATTTTTCTTTCGAGTGAGGCGAACAGATGAAGATGCGGAATAGGCGAAGGAAAAAGATAAAAGCCGGGCTTGCCCGGCGAAGATGTTGGCCCGCGATGAAGTGGACACGGGTTGATGTTGGCGGTAGGTTCTTCTACATGGGTTGATGGTGAAGGGTGTCCGGTAGGGAGGGACACCCTTTTTTATTACCGTGTATCCGGAATAAGCCCCAGAAACACCTTATTGAATAAATCTATTTCAGTTCTACCCTTGATGAACTCTGTTTCGTCGGTGATGAGTTTGAGTTCATACTTTGATAATCGTTTTTGTATCCAGTCCTCGCGAAAATAGTCGCGCAGTTTTCTAAACCCACCTGCTTCAAATGTCTTCATTACATAATAATGCCCGCATTTGCTCAACAGTATTGGTTTTTTGTCCTGTATTGAGTTTTGCTTGTTAGTTAGGGTGTGTGGGTGTGATTGTGTGAATTGCTTGATTAGTTCTGTTTCTATTCTCAACGCCTGTTCTTTCAACAACCCGTCTTCAATGATAATTTTATCAACGCCGTAGAAGCATTCAAACAATCCATACAACTCATTGTATCCTCTACCTGATGTTTTATTGGCCCGTTGTTCTCTACCGGAACCAATGTAAATGATGGTGTCGGTTCCTTTTAAAAAATGGGCATACACACAATGATCAAGATCGAAATCCATAATCTTATTTTCCTCATTTCTAATTGATGACCTATTTCCTAAAAAACCCCCTGTAAGCCACCTCGTAAACTCGGGGCAACTTACGGATGTATCGGTGGATAGGTTCTCTTTTACAGGTCATCAAAGTGGTCAAGTTGGTCAAGTTGACGATTATGTGTCGTTATGTTCTTAAAGACAATACCCATACATAATCGTCAGCACTGGTCAGAAGGTAAAACCCGGGATAGACATCACCTCATTTTTGAACTGGACATCATCAGACAGGACAACAGGTCTACCCACTGACAACTTGGTATTTTCATAACCGAAGATGTTCAGGGCCATCAACTCCGATTCAAAAGTCATCAGTTCTGGATTCGGTGTATAGGTGTAAACATCAGTCTTTGACCTCACCTCTTCCACGTCCACACCAACGACTTCAACCACATCACCACTAACAACACTATTGATTTTGGGTACCTGCTTCACAGTCCGTTCCGTGCTTTTGTTTTTATCATGAGCCATGAGAACAGAGGCCATAAACTCACTCTTCTTTCTATCACTAGCCGACAGGGTTTCATGGTCAAACAAAATACTACCATACCCATTCAGCTTTTCAGGAGACAGCGGAACCCCTACACAATACTTCAACACCAGTTGACGGAATTGATGTCTAACATCACTACCACTGTTCAGCAGTCGAACATAGGTTATAAATCGTGCTGACCTTGTGTTATCCCAAACATCATAAGCATCAAAAATCTGTTTCATCTTCACCTGACCAAGTTTAGTAATCCCCGGCAGACCAGCCACAATCTTACTAACAAACCGGCTATGCTTACGAAGAGCATCGGCGAACATTTCATCATTCGGAACATCAAACCGACCCCCAAACAATCGACCGATAGCAACATTCTTCGCCATTTCTACAACTTCACTCGGCGTAGCATCAACATACCACGCCTTGGCACTCTCATTCATCTTCTCAACCTCTTCAACAACTTCATAGCCATACTTCCTGTTCAATAGTTCCATAACTAATTGCTTATTGCCCTTCAACAAACCGCATTCATTCTGAAAAATGTTATTTTCAATCAACAGTTCGTCAACCCTCCACATTCCATTGGCATCTTCATAAGCTGGCGCACCACTAATGTTAGCGTCATCTAATGCCAATCCACTTGCTTCAAACGCCTCAACCATTCCACCCGCCAATTTACCCATTTGTTCCCGACGTTCTGCCGCAGCAACTTCCAAATCTTCAACTGTCAAATCACCAACACCGTTCCCATCGGTCAGAATGAAAACATTCAGTTCTTTGATTTGGCGGAACCTTCGCGACATCTGTTCAATCATGAATGGGTGTTCTGCCGCCAAGATGTAAACATCAACAACATCGAGTTCTGTTTGAATACTCACACCTTCGGCAATCACTGACGTTGATACATAAACGCAACCTTCATCAACCTGTTGACGACGAACAATTTCCCCGAACTCTTTACTACCCTTATTCCGGGAGTTGATGAAGACAACCTTCTTACCCATAGAGGCAAACTCTTTTTCCCAAGGGATAAGGGCACTGCGTTCGGTATTTTGGAGGAACACCAATGCGAAATTATCACGCTCAACAATCCTCTTGACGACATCAGCACGTCGGCTTTCTTCACTACTCAACAACTTAACAGTCCGCTTAAAACTATCCTTTTTCTTGGCAACAATAGTGTCATAGTCAGCAAACGTAGAAATACAATGCGGGAATGGTGTTGCGGTAAGAGTAATCACCTTCTTACACCGTGGCAACCATCCAAGGGTATTGCGCAGAGCTACTAATTTATAATCCTCCTTTGAAGCAGTGATGAAGTTATGAACCTCATCAAGCACAACAGTGTAATCACGAACATCAACACTCTTCGCCACTCGCTCGAAGCTGTCATAAGTGGTGATAATCAATTCACGGGAACCTTCGGGGCAAGGAGCATCACCATAAACAGTCCAAGCATTTTTCAACACCTTCGCACCATCCGCACTCACATTAGAACTAATCACGAATTGATTACAAAGGGCAGTTGTTGGGAATACCCAAATCTGCGGGCCGTCGAATTGAAGATGCGTCTTACCTGAACCAGTAGGGGCAACAATGTGTGTTGAACGCTCAATCTTCCGACCATCAATAACATCACTCAAATAACCGCCAGCGGGAACCCATACGCAATCTTCATCAGCTCTATCATCAATGATTGCTTGGACTTCAACTTCCTTTTCGTAGCCAACGCCATGGTCTGCGGCATAGGTTCTATACATTTCCGCAACACGTTCTAAATCCCGCGCATCATCCCAATTATCATTAATCATCCAATCACGGACAACTTCTTCATCACACCCGATACGGTTAGCGAAAAAGATGAGGGCAACTGCGTCAGCAGTGCGATGCGCAAAACCTCCGTCATGTGTAGCAGTCTTCGGGCGAGCTTTCATCTTCGCCACAAAGGTATTGATAGCCCGCTTCTGTGTAGCAACATCCCGACCAGAAACACCGGCAACCTTAACAGTTCGGATAACACTTCCAGCTTTGGCAACACGCTTCACCTTGGCGGGATTTTCCGACCAACCATCAACATGGTTGAATTCAAAGGGAACATAAGACAGGTTCAGGAACGCTTCCTTATCTTCGGTCAGATAGAGTGGCTGGGACAGCGCCTTACCGCAACGGTCAACAATCTTGGACATCGGCAGGACATCGCCAACAATCGGGGCAATGGTTCGTTCGATGATTTCGCAAACTTGGTAAACCAGTTCTTTGTGGTGCGTGATGTCCACGTTATTGGACATGACCAAAGCTTTGACGCCAACACCGGAAGGCGAAATAGCGCACAGACTAACAAAGGGCAGCTTACAGATTTCCGCCTTACACTTAACCGCCAGTTCGGAACCGCCAGCAACTTTTAGGTCAACGTCAACTTGGACAACACCTGAATACTTTAAAATCTGGTCATCACGTCGATGAGTGCCGAACAATCCGCCCGGGGTAAAACAGGGGAGATTACTCTTAAAATCATTGGCCTTATTCTTGAACAGCTTATTGCCAGTGGAAATGTATAGTTCGGTGAACTGGCGAACACCAGCCACATTTTTATTACCGTGAAGGAACAAACCGTGTAGTTCCTCTAAACCTACTTGCGCCATAGGCACGGCTTCTGAAAAATTGTTGTAAATACTGAACTGTGTGTGTATAATAGTTTCATTCATAACGGAACCTTTCTGTTGTTGAGTGGTAATTTCATTCATAGTTTTTTCCTTAGGTTAAATTGGTTGTTTGATAATCCCGGCGATGTTCCCGCATCACCGGGATTTTTTATTTACTGCGATAGTTCACAGTGATTTTTTTACTTGGCGCTTCATCTTGTTCTTCGCTCGGGTTCGCATTGCCTCAAGATTATCAATGTCCCGCTTGCTGAATTCAAGTTCTTGGCCAATTACCAAAAGTTCATCAATCAGATCATTGATGCGCTTGGTTTTCTGTTCGATGATTTCTTTTACTTCGTTCATGGTGGATAACCCCTTTTGTTGTTGATAGTGTATTTACACTGTAAAAATAATAGTTGCCAAAAAATCGACTAACTTGACATCTATGTTATCTATAACGGGTTAGCCCGTCAAGTGGTTGACACGGTGGACGAAAATAATTGAAATAATTTTCAAAAAACCTGACAACAAGCGCCCACTATTGACAAACCAGCCTCTAAATAATACAGTATTGGTTATTCATTCAGAGGATAAAATTTATGGTCAAGTATAATTTCAGCGGCTTCATGCCGCGTCAAGAAAAAGATAAAGGTGAATTAGTGGTCTACCTACATCGAAGAGCTACAACAGGCGAACCTTTCTATGTGGGTATGGGGGTTGTTGATAGACCTAGTGATTTTTATGGGCGTAATGACCATTGGAAGAGAATTCACAAGAAACACGGTTGCGCTATTGAACTGCTTTCGGAAAATTGTTCGGAAGTGTTCGTTAAGAAAATAGAAATCTGGTTGATCGCTCTATTCCGTTCTCTTGTTGGTAAAAAGAGGATGGCTAATGTTTCCGATGGGGGTGAAGGGGGTTATGGTCTGACCGGCGAGAAATCCGGATCATTTCGAGGTTTTCTTCGGCTATACGACGACAACATGAAAATTCAGGTTATTGTTGGTGGTAAGAAAGACATGCGTAATAAAGGTTTTAACGATAAGAGCATTTCAGCAGTCAAAAATGGTGAACAGAAATCAGTAGGTTCTAAATTTTATGCTGATGCTAACGGTTATCGAATTCCTTTCAAAGTCGCAGGCCCGTTCGCAACTAGGTCCGAAGCTATGATTGATAGTTATGCTATTGCGGAAAAAAATGCCACTGATGCGAAAACTAATTGGTCGAAATCGAGGATTGTCGGAACTCTTCACTACAATTTCAAAGGCTATCGTTTCGGCGTAAACCAGAAGACAAAGCGAATAGTTTTGGCTGTTGGGGAAAAGGGTACTATTGCGCAGGGTTTTAATCAAGGTAATGTTGATAAGAACATTGCTGGAACCAGACCGCACCATAAAGGTTTCGTTTTCACCCGAATTTCCGACCCCGAAGAACTAATCAACACAATAGGAAATTATCTGGAACAGGGCTACACGTTCCACCATGAGCTATCAGAACAGAACTATCGGGCATTACAGCCCCGCTAACACCCTCACAAACGCGATTAACGGCCCTTACGGGCCTTTTTTTACGCCACGGCTACCCATGTAGCCTCTTCCCATTTCAGCGCCTCCTAGACCCCTTAAAATCAATTTAAAGGACATCTATGAACATCAATACCAAGATTAGAACCATCGAACACGAATTTACCCAATGTGACAGGAAGTTGAGGAACGTCTTTGCCGACTATAAAGCCGTCCAGAATGCGCCCATCCGGGATAAGCAAAATGTGATAGATAATTACGAAAAACAGATTGCCATTTACCATAGTCATCGGAAAAGTTTGAGGAATGAGCTAATCAAGCTCTATCTTGTAAATAGGTGAGGGATGGGGGTAGAATAATACTCCCCTGTAGCGGGAAAGTTGCTCCCCTGTAGCGAGGGTCATCAACCAACCCAACCACAGACACACCCCCACCACAATCAACGATACAGGGGGGGGGCTTTTTTTGAATTTTTATAGGAGAAGAAATTATGTCAGATAGATTTAGGGAATGTGATAAGTATGAGAGCTGTTCGGCTAATGTATGTCCGTTATGGTCTGGCCTACAACGCAAAGATGGAACGTGGATACAACAATTCAAAGGCGACGCAACTTGCCAACACTGCCGGGCGGTTGCTAAAAATGCTGTCGGAACTATTCCTTCCAACATCAGGGAACAAGTGGTGATGATGTATCCCGTGATGATAGAAAATTGTGGTAGTGAGTTTAGGGACAAGATGAAGCAAGCATCTAAAACGCCGATGAAACAATTCAAGTAAATAAAAAGGCGCCAACTTGGCGCCTTTTTCATTTAATCATCCTCTGAATCGTATCAACTCTAATCAACCACCCGTTCAAAAACTTCCCGTTCGTTGGTCTGTTCTTCACGATTTCGCGGAAGACCCTTCGTCGAATGTCTAACATCATCCCCAACACCGCCAATTCTCCACCAGAGCCCGCACAAGCCTTTTTAACAAGCTCCAAGGTCTTCGGACCCACATCACCATCAATCGTTGCTCCTACGGCCTCTTGAAGCATCCTAGCGGCCCTACCTACGCCGTGATTGATACAGGCGTCAAGGTGAGCCATTGCTATCTTGTCTGGCAGGTGATCGCAGTCCCCGCCCAACCAGTATTTTTTGTAATAAACCCGTTTAGCTGCGCCCCATGTCAATGACGCAATGTCAATGTCTGGATTATGGTTCTTGGCAATACCAAACTTGGTTTCGCCCCCCGTATCATCAGGGTCATTAACATAACCCGTGGCTTTGCGATCTGCTGATGTAGTGATGGACCCGGTTAGACATGCGGAATGGCGTTCATCCCAAAATGGGCCAATCTCGAACCGCATTGATAAATTGATAGCCGTGTTGAATGACATGTAATACCCCAAAAGGGGTATTTATGGCCCTGTGTAGATGTGGATGACCTCTAATCTTTCTCACATGGGTCATGGTAGTCTTTAAAGAACTATGGACCCATGTGAGAAATTTTTACCCATTACCCACTACTCACAGGCATCCAATGCCCCGCTTCGCGGTGGCTGATAAGGGGGCCTTTTCAACCCATCCAAAAATCCTTAACCGCAAGCACATCCGACAATAGACCAATCTTGATAGCTGGACCATCAGCCCGGGTCAGAACCACTCTAACCACTTCATCCGGAAGGAACGGGGATGCCACATAGGTGTCAGTTCTATTCCATTTAAAAATAACTACTGGAATTTTTTCAGTTTTGGCAGCGTCAACTTCACTTTCTTTCATCCAGCCAAAAATCTTTGATGAACCAGACACCAATACCGAAAAGTTATCAGTGGTGGCATAACTCTTACACTCAATACTAACCTTACACTTCACACCAACATCTTTTTCGTTCGTTGCTACCACATCCCCAACAAAGATGTTCAGGGAATCCGCAGAAAACATTCCCCCAAACTTATCAAAGTTCCCCCCACCGACCCGAGCACCAGAACCGGGAACACGGATAAATTTTAGTGGTGCCAAAGCCTCTGACAATAATTTACTGACCTTCAATTCAAAGGTATTCCCCTTCGCTTTGCTGTTTACCTTCTTCATCAATCGCATCCTGAAAGAAGGTATTTATGGCGTCGCTATTGCCGACATCATCCGGAATAAAAAAAGACCCCGGGTTTTACCACCGGGGTCTAACGAGTGTCAAAGGAGAAGATGGGTTAATGACGCCCATCACCACTATTTAGAGAAATCACTTGCGATAGTTGGCGCCTCCAGGTCGATTTGCTCGCTGAATAGCATTATTGGCCTGTTGACGACTGATTTCGGTCATCTGTTTTGCTAAACGCTGTTCCATTTCCGCAATGGTGTCCTTGTCGGCATTACCCTGAACCGTTATAGACAGTTGGTTAGTGATGGATGTTGATGACCCACCAGCAACGCCTAAACGGCCCTTGGCGTCTCGTTTGAGCGGCATCACAGCCTCTGCGCCACGCTCGCCCATCACGTTGAGCCCACCAGCACCACCGAAGACCGTAGGACGATCAAACACGCCACCATCGGCGTAATAGTTGACCTTTTGGCCACCAGCAAAGACACCACCAAGCGCGTTATAGCCAAGCTTGACACCACCAGATGATAAAGAGTATTGCCCACCAGATGCGGTCCCGGGTGTCATCGTGCTGCCAACACTGCCGGTCACAGACCCGCCAACGATTGCTTGTAGCAGTCCGCCGAAAAAGTCTGTCCCACCTGCCTTGAAGTTGTTATTGGCAAAGTTGGCAATCTTTTCCATCAACGGTTTGACGATAAGTAGCTGAACAATAGTCTGTTGAATTTGTTTAAGCAGCGAACCAAAAAACGTCTTGGCAACATTTTTCGCCTCTGTCCAACTACCCGACATGAGGGCCTGTTCGGTTGCTTGGCCAAAACTCATCATTACATCTTTGGCGCGTTCGGCTTTATTTTTGACGGTCTCCAAGTAAGCAGTGGCACCGGCATCAATACCAACATCTAACCGGCGACTGCTGTTGTATTGGGCAAAGTAAGTCTCTTTCGTAGTCCCCATTTCTTCGGACTCTTGGCGACGACTTTGCGCCAAAGCACCATCAAGCTTTGCCCGGCCAGCGCGTAGGTTGGCTAGACTATTTTCCAACTCGTTGACCTTGCGTTCCAGTGCCTCGACCTCGCCCTTATTGGTGTCTGTAGGCTTGAGCCGCCACAGTGCCCTTTGAGCCTCGCCTAGCTGTTTAGCTTCCTTGGCAATGTCGTCATCTGCTTTTAAGCTGTCTTTGATTATTTTATCATTTAGTTCTTTATACTTTTTTTCGACCTTTTCAAAGGCTTCGTTTAAGCCCTTGGCAAAAGGTGATCGGGTATCGAGGATACTAAAAAATGGCTTGGGATTATCCTTGACTTGACTCATGGCCGATAATTGAGCTTGTCTTTCAGCCGAACTTTCATCTAACTTATTAGACAGAGTTTCACGCCTACGGATAATTTCATTGATTTCTTGTTCAATTTTCCGTTGAGTTTTTTTGCTATCGTTGACCGCATCAATCTTTTTGATTTGTTCGATGGACTCACGTTCTTCGGCATCAAGGGCGGCAATCTTTTCTTCTTTTTCCTTGGCGGTTAGCTTGGTCAGTTCGGCAATACCTGCTCTGCGCTCGGCGAATAGACGTTTTACACGCTCGATTTCGCCCTCAATCCCATCCGGATCTGTTAGATTTTGATAACGCTCACGCAGGCGGGATAATTCAGTCTGCCCCCCCCTAACAATGTCATCGGCTCTGTTTGCCTGCCTATCACGTTCGGACGCAGCACGCGCACCAGCACGGGAACCCTTTTCGTCAAGCTTTTTAATCTGTGCCTCACGACTGGCGATGTACTCTTCCCTGTCGTTCCGGAATTCGGCCAGCGCACGCCCGGACATAGTTTTAGCCGCATCCTCAATCTGTTTACGGGCTTTTTGGATGTCCAGGCCGAGTAAGGCACGCTGGTCCCCCGACCTGATCGCGTCTTGTCTCTCCCGTGACGCCTTGGCACTATCGGCAAACTCAGCCGCATCCCGTCGCGCCCTGCCCTCTGCCGCAGCACGATCGGCGCCCTGCGCTTTAATGTCCTTGTTGGCGTTGGAAGCGTCTTGAATAATTTTTAAACGCTGCTCCAAAGCCTTGAACTGCGCGGACTGCGTATCACCCCGGGCGCGCAGTGCTGACAACTTGGTGGACGTATCAGCCGCATCACGTCCGATGGCCTCAGCCACGGTCTCTGTTGTCCGGTCCCCGATAAACAGCGGCCGGCGCGAACCTTGTTTAATCCCCTGCTGTCCTTTGGCCTCTAACAGCGTGTTAGCGTCGGAAAAAATCCGATTAGCCTTACCCGCCCCGGTCCCATCAACTTTACCAAGATTATTGATGTTATCGGTGATACCCCCGCCCTCGAAACCTGCGCCAAGCCCACGCAAAACACCCCATTGATTGATAAGCGTGGCAATCTTACCCACAGCCGCATCGATTTCCCGGCCAATACCGGCCATGATTGTTTGCCAATCATTTTTCATCCGGTTTAACTGTGATTGTGTAGTATTAGCAGCATTTTTGATGCCTTCGCCATACCTTTTATCAATCAAGTCCGATAGCTTTTCGATCGCGTAACCTGATTCAACCATCCCATTTTTCAGGGCATCGGTAAGTTCCCGCGTGCTTATCCCCAGAGCATCAGCCATCAACCTAAAAGCACCGGGTAATCTTTCACCTAACTGGCCTTTAAGTTCTTCGGATTGAACCGTGCCCTTGCTCATCATCTGGGTTAGTGCTTTTAGCGACCCGTTAACCTCTTCTGTTCCGCCACCAAAAAGACGAATAGCCCCCGAAATAGATTCAAAAACCTTGGCGCCCTTGTCGCCCTCTAAATTAGTCTGCTGGGTAGCTGCTGCCCACTGTAATTGACTCTTGGCGGTATCGGAGAAAACAATACCAAGGGATTGGGCCTGTTGACGCATTGCGGCTAATTCAACAGCGCCATTTTTACCCAAGGCATTTAGACCCATAGTCAATGATTGTATGGGTTGATAAGCATCGTAGGCGGCTTTGCCGATTTTATAAAGTTCTTCGGCTACTTCAATTCCAACTTTTAGCGCAGCCAATCCACCAACCAATTTACCCACACCACCCAGCGCACCGGCGGCACCACCACCAATTTTGTTGATTTGTGCGTTAACCTGTGATACCGCAGTGATGGTTTGTGTGAAATTATTATTGATGACGGTAATCTGACTGCCGAAACCACCTAATGATTTACCTGCGATACCATCAATCGATTTAGCCGCCTTGGCGGCAGAATTATCAACCGATGACAATTCTTTATTCAGTGCGGAAAATTGGCCGGTGAGTCCAGACAAGTTTGTTTTACTCAACCCATCAAGACGTGATTGAGCATTGGACGCAGCTTTGCCCAAATTATTAAGCTCGGCGATTGCCTTTGTAATGTCGCCAGTATTGATTTTGACATCAATTTGACCAATGTTATTGACCATAAATACCCTCTTTACGGTATTTACTGGCCTTCCCCTCTAAATAGAGTTGGAGAACTTATTGAAAAAGGAGATTATGTATTATGAAGATTACTGACCTACTGACTAAGCCCGCTACTGTCCAACTGATTGATGTTGTATCAGGCGAAAAACTCCCCGTTTTTGTCAAGGTTAAGCCGGCAGAAGATAAGGCAGTCAAGGAAGTCATTCGCCAAGCACTTATTGATGCTCCACAGATGCCAACCGAAAACGCCACAGATGTTGAAAAGCTGGATTATGTGAACGCTATCGACCGCACAGAGCGTCAAATTCTGGCCGCGCGGGTGCTGGCTGTGGAGGGCGTCGAAGAACTGGCGCAGACCCCCGAAGCTATCGAAGCATTCATTTTGAGCTTACCCGCCGAATACATCCAACAAATCCAAGAGGTTATTTCCGATCGAAAGGTCTTTTTTCGATGACTGCGCCAAGGAACTAAAAAAACACATCAAGGATAGGTTAAATCAAGAATCTAACATCAACGGGGCATCAGTCGGCGCCCATCACCAAGTTGCGATAAACACCCTGATAAACCAAGGTGTTGACCCGGATGAAGCCCGCTACCGTATTACTGGTAAACGGTTATCAGAACGGAAAAATCCACCCGGATGGATTATCATGTTGGAAAACTTGTATGACCTATCTTACCGGTACAAATCAAACGGATTTAGTGGTCCCAACCCGCTAACTATGTCTGACATCAGGATGATGATTGAGGACGTTGGTAAATTAGATTGGTGGCAGATTGAATTTTTATTCCTGATAGACAATCTTGTTCAGTCGCACAATTCCGACATGATGGAAAAATAAAAGGGGCCGAAAGGCCCCTTTTTAACTGCGGATTTAATTCCTTTCTCTAAAAACTGTAAATAGTTATGTAAGAGATTTTTCTTACGCAACTAAAAGTTCAAAGGGAATTAAATTATGACTACCAACCAACCTTGCGTTTATCTACACTTCGATAATAACTCTAACTGCTTTTATGTGGGTTTCTCTCGATCAAATCGCCGTCCCCACGACAAACTAAACCGGTCAAAAAGCTGGAAGAAGCATTATAAATCACACGGCTTATCAAGGGTCGAAGTTATTGATTGTGCGAGTATTGATCTGGCCAAAAAGACAGAAATGTATTTTATCCAAGTCCACAAAGATAAAGGCAGCCCACTAACTAACAAACAGACCTCTTACACCGGCAAGCACAATAATAGCTATAAAGGGTTGACCATTGGTTATTCTGCTACAAAAGATGATTTTGTTATCTGTGATGGCCGAGCCGACATTATTTCACAGGGCTACAACCCCGGGCACGTTAGTAGTGTCATCAACGGGAAATCAAAGCAACATGCCGGGCGCACTTGGACCCGCACCAACGATAAACGGAAAATTAAACCGTTGATCAATAAGACAATGAGTCCAGAATCTAAATCAACTTTGGATAAATGGTTGAAGTAAAAAAGGGGTCCAATCGGACCCCTTTTTATTTATAGAACGCAAATCCGTTGAACGATGTTGCCGGAATGGACTAATGTATAAATCCATGTAATAACATCCCCGCCATCTTTGAACTTGACTACCCACATTTTATCACCGCTGACCCCGGTGCCCTGCGGATAGACGTTATACACCCAAGGCAACAGCGCATTGGCAGTTGTATCAAATCTATGGATCCGGCCCGTTGAACCGTTTTGGACATAGATAAATTTACCATCCGCAATTGAGCAAACAACCGTGGACATACCTTCACCACCCGCATTACCATAGCCATAGGCCAACCAAGTATTAGCAGCAATGTCATAAATGTCAAGGTTGCTTGTACCGTTGCCACGGAATGAATAAACGTATCGACCGTTTTGACCGCCTATCTTACCAGCAGCAACCAGAGGGACCGTCCAATCAGGATTATCCTTGATGATGTCCGCAGTGCCACCAGCAGCAAAAACGCCACCTCTGCCAGTACCCGGGGTGATCGTGGCCCAAGTGTTAGCAGCAATGCCAAACTTGTACACCGTCGCGGCACCATTGCCCATCAGATACAGGGCATTGCGGTCCCCCTTGATGACATAAGTTGATGTTGCGTCCGGAATGGTTGTCCAGGCGGTCGCAACGGTCAGTGTGGATGTTGACCCGGCAGAAATAACCCGGAATTGCCCCGCACCAGTCCCAGAAACAATTTCCACCTCATAGTTAGTCCAGTTGTAGCCCGTGCCAGTCAAACCGTTGACCACCAAAGTTGTTGACGTGGCAGATACTACGCTTCCCGAAGCATAATTATCATCGATACTATGCTGACGCAGTAATTGACCCGATGTTGCCCATGTGGCAGGTAGACCGGTAATACTGCGGCTGGTCCAAGCATTAGTTGCGTTATCGTAGACCCGGAAAGACGAAGACGACAGAGTCCCGGCATTGAAAACCCAATAGCTGCCAGTGACCAGAATAAATTTAGACGCCGATGTAAAGTTTACCGATGCTGGCGCTGTTAGAACAATCGACGCATTGGCGCCAATAGTGTTATAGGCAATCGTGTGGGTGGTCCCAGCATTCGGCCCTTCCACAATTTTGACCTTATACCCAACAAGGTTTGCGGCAAGAGTGATGCTGGTATTGATTTGTTGGGTATTACCACCCGTGGCAGTCTGGACTATCACACCATTCGGCGCACCATAGGCCATTGATTCGGTACAGGTTCCAGTCCCGAACGTCCCACCAAGGGCGGGTGATGGTAGGGCAATCCAAGCATTTTCTGATGCGGAATACCGTTGTGCTGATGTGGTTGATAGGGTCGAATAAAAATTATCATCATTGGGCATCCAATCATGGACGTTATCGCCAGTGACACCAGCACCAGAACCCGCATTACCGTATGGATTGATACCTACGGTTTCGACGACTTTTAGGGCCAAAATCTTTTTAGGACGTGAAATAATACTCATTTTTATACCTTAACCGAAAATAAATTGTTGATAAATTGTATTGGCCGCAATCGTCGAATAGTTGAACGGGACCATAATCAAATCGACGCCGACAGCGCCTGAATGGACCTGTCGCATCGTTGTATAGATTGGTTGCGATACGGCATTACTTGTTGTCCGGGATAGGTCGACCATTCCAGCCCCCAAAGTATTTTTTGGCAATACCCCATTGGCTAAAATGGTAGTCAGATAATTTAGTGATCCGGTCAATTCCCCGATGTCATCTAACACCACTGATTGATTTTGAATAAGTGTCTTGATGTCTTGGGATGTTGCGTCCAACGCCAGATTGCCCATTAGATTTTGTAAAGCCATAATTTATACTCCGTCGTTAAACCATAAACGATAATTCCCAGCCCCAAGAGTTTCGACCCAGAAAAAAGGAGTTGAAGACACTTCGGGGGGAACAGCCCCGACATACACGCCCCTTGGCGCATCTGCGCCGGCCGGTCCTTGTGGCCCTTGTGGACCTTGAATACCTTGGGGGCCTTGTGGACCCGTAGCACCGGTATCACCCTTGACACCTTGCGCCCCTTGTGCGCCTGCTGGACCTGCCGGACCTGTGGCCCCGGCATCACCCTTTGGGCCTGCCGGACCTGCCACGCCTTGCGGTCCCGCTACGCCTTGCGGGCCTTGTGCGCCTGCCGGACCTGTTGGACCGGCCACACCCTGCGGTCCCGGAATCCCCGCGACCACCTCCACCGTTGCGACTTGTCCAGGAACAGAAACCGCGACAGTTGAAATAGATGGACTGATAACTAAATCAATGCTGACATCACTCATACCAAGTCCTTTAAGACAGTAAATGCGCCATCTAAAAGAACCTGCTTTTTTCCGGCCAGATCAGTAGCTTCTACTTGATAAACACCAACCAAAGATTGTTCGCGAATAAACGCCTTTACACAATCTTGTGCGAAATTGATGGTGATAGTTGACCCTGAAATGACAATAGCACCATTGGATGTCGATAAGTCGATAATGGCAGTCGGTGCGGAATAATTAGGTCTTGCCACCATGCGGATTACCCACCCGCTGACATCAATAGGGGTATTAGTTGCGTCCTTGACGGTCAACGAAATAGCAGCATCGGTGCCTTGGCGGTAGGTGATGGCGTTTGACCCAGCCACAAATTTGATGTTAGGTATCATTGCGCACCCCCATTCAGTTCAATTATTTTCGCATCGGCTTCTTCCGAAGTCATCCCGCGAACAGTCATCAAATAGTCTTTGACCGTTGCTCGCTTGTTATCAATTCTAATCGACCAGATTTCTTCAACTTCTTTTTCGTTGATTGGCAATGCTGGTGCCGGGAACCCGATAACAAAATCATACCCAGACAAATCAATGTTGTGGACAATCTTGATAATGGTTGCCATCACGCGCCACATCTGGTTAAAACCTGCCTCAAAAGGACGTTGACGTTCCTTGCGCAGTTCTAAATTGGCGTTTTCTTTTACTACCAACTGAAAACCACTGGTGACGTTGGATGTATCGGCTTCCAGGCGCACGGAATAAGCACCCGCGACCATGTTAGACCAGTTAACCAAGATGTCATTTACAGCATTGACATCAATGTCAGGGGTGCGGTATTCGATAAAAACATTCATGCTTGCGTCAGCTTGTTCTACCTCAACCACTGACCCCGGACCAAGGGTCAATTGTTCCGGCAAGCGAACATTACTAAACAGGGTTGATTGCTGCTTCCAGGCGAGCGAGTAATCCAACAGTGATAATTGCTTATTCAGGGCCAAGTTGAAATTTGATAACAGCGTGTCTACATTATGTAAAAAACCATAGATTGGCGCGTTTTTATCGTGGAATACCGCAACTGGAATAATCCCAAAAGTATTATCCTGCTGGCCAACCAATTTAACATTACCAACTTCATCTTCTTTTAGGTCGAAATAAAATTCCTTGGTAATAACTTGATAGGTCTTATTGCCGGTGCGATGGATAAGAGTTTGTGGGCGCAAACGGTTATCGTGAATAACCACACTGTTGCCGTGGTGGAGGATGTCGAAAGTGAATTGGCCGTCATCCATGTCATACCCAATCAGCAACATTGCTGATTTGAGTAGTCGCACAGTAGTGTCAAGGGCTTGTATTTTCGACTGAAAATCATAGAAATCAACCCAATCAGTGATAAATCGTGTTGCCTCTTGAATTACCCCATCCTGTTGGAGTGTGAAGGAGGGGAGCCCATCCTTAAACAAAAGGCCGGATTTATCAATAATTTGCTCTGTGATGTTTCGACAAATCGGAACAATCTTCTTCTCTTTCCAGTTCTTGACCCCGGTATAAGGGTCATCCAGATACTTTTTTGTCAAATCCTGTTGCTCACCCGTGTAAAGACCTCGCGCAACTTGGGCAGCGACAGCATTTTTATTATTGAGTAAATCAACAAGGTCATTTAGTTCATAACCCGAAATAATCATAAATCAGATACCTTTTAGGTTATTTAGCCTTGATAGCTGTAATCTGGCGTTGGACCGATGTTGATTACTGCTGTTGACTGACTGGTGTATGTGCCGGCTGTTGTCGTGCCTGAACAGTAGTAAGTAATAATCAAATTACTGATGTCAACAACCCCCGTTTGGGTCAAGGACCAAGATCCATCCGCATTGACCGATAAAGTCCGATTAGAGGACAGGGCCAAATTGCTGAACGGGACCGAGTGCGTAGTTTTAGGCCCGTTGTAATACTGCTGCACATCAATTGATGTGATGGTCAGCGAAACATTATTGGCATCATTGGTCAAGAAATTTCCCGTAAATGTGCCTGTCCCGGTGAATGACCACTCATCACGCAGACTGGTCCCCATACGCTCGGATGACAGCGCCTGACTGATGACCACAGACCCACATCTAAACCGACCGAAGACCAACGGAACCGCCTCCCCTGCCCTTGTGGAGTTGTTAGGACCGTTGAGCAAATAGCTGTCTTTGTCCTGTTGCTCATCCTTGGTTTGTGGCTTGTCCGTGAAATACAGGGTGACGATGCGGCCGATGGTCCATTGGATAACATAGGCGATGATAATTGCGGCGATGTCAACGCCTGCGGATCCATCGTAATCGACACCAACAATCAAATAATCACATTCCGGGATTTGTAATAGGGCTTCATCACGGGTCAACCATTTAACCTGTTCGCCAATCACCACACCAATACACATCTGACGGCTTGGTGAAAAATACTTATCCGACGCAGGGAATAGCACCCTGACACCGGAAATCAAATCACGCAGATTACCGGCATTTATGGGGACCAGTTCAGCCGATAGCTCACGCATTTCACCAATAAATTTCACATTATGAATTTTTCTCATACCTAACCACTTTCACACAAAATCTTTCCCATTTATCAAACCTGTCAGAACAACTAAACCTATTGATTTGATGATGGACTATTTCATTTCCGCCAAGATACAACGCAGCATGATTTATCTTGTTGGACATAATCGACATCAATAGCACATCACCAACCTGTAAATCCTTCATCCCGACTTCGATGAACCCAGCATCCCGGAAGTTATCACCATACAAATCTTTCCCAGATTGAAATTCTTTTAAGTCCCTTGGGTAATTTTTTAGAATAATACCCTGTTGCTTATACCAATCACGAATGAGTGAATAGCAGTCTTGGACACCCCAAATGTATTCACGCCCGATAAGGGGTGATGGGTTATTGTCGTCAAAAATCACCATTGGTCCGACCTCAACCCCATCCGTGGCAATAATTCCCCATCGGATGGGAGTTGAATAGAACAGCCGTAAATCAGCCATAGATGGCCAATGAGGGTTAGCCTGTCCCGTTGATGGGTGCGAGTGCCAGACAACATCAGGATTGACCCCGTACAGGTCGGATTGAGCAATCCTGAAATGCTTGGTTGGCTCGGGGTGCTTGTTGTCCAGGCGGACATACACACCATCTTTGACATACCCAACGCACTCTTCGGGGTATGCATCTTTTGCGTGTGCCTGAAGGTCTTGGAGCCAATCAGAACCCGACATAGCGACCCACTCCGGGGAAAACAGTCTGCGTGGCTTGCTGACGTGGTAGACGCTTACCCAGCACTTCCAGGGGCGTAGCGAGGGAATAGGTTATCTGGTCATACGTTTCTGAGGATTTTTGCTCAACGACAAAAGTTGTAGATTGGTAGTTGGCAGTATTCGCCCCGGGTTGACCATCAAGGTATTCGGCCAGAGTGATAATCCGTGTAATCTTCGCTCCGACTAAATCAGTAGTCCCGAAGATGCTGGCGATGGTTCTGGCAGTGTTGCCGATGGAAATTGACGGTCTCGGTAATGTTCCATCGGCGGTTTTTTCGACCCCAGTGATACCAATAGCCGCACATGTGTAGGTATAGCCGCGATAGACAATCGTTGACCCTGTTTCTTCCAGGTTGGCAAACCTGACTATTGGGTTGGATTTATAAGCGACTTCATAAAGCTCGATAACCCCCGATGATAGTGCGAGGGTTCGCAATTTAGCTGATGGAATAGGCATTACGCGAACACCTCCCGTAATTTCATACTGGCATTAGCATAGGAATTGAACAGGGAGTAATCGAAGTTCTCGATACGCCATTTACGGGATACACCATCGGATGGGAGTGAGTAAGTAAAATACCCATCTGGACTAATTGTGTTGATTGCCGTTTGAATAGTAGTTAGTTCGGCATAGGTCAACACTTCCCAGTTAAGTTCAAGGGATAAATAAACCCAATTCTTCCCACGCGGCGCAATAGTCTCATAACCATCACCAAGTTGAGCCTTTTTTACCCGTTCGTTTCGCGTGATTTTAGGATTGTTTGAAATCCGATCCGGCAGAGGTAAAGCAGCATTAGCCATAAGATCCTTTTTAGTTATTTAGTGAGCTTGGACTAAATAGCTAAAAGAATAGGAACTTATGCCAGCATTTAGCAATGTTGCTCCGGCCGCGCCGACTGGAATTAGTCTTACAGGCAGCACAAAACAAATCAATGTCAAGTGGACTGCGTGCCCTGACTATGACTATCAATACACATTAGTACAGACAGCACCAGCATCAACAGGCCCTTGGACAACCGCAGGGTCTGTAAATGGCACGGGGTTTGAAATTGCCGGACTTGCCCATAACACAACTTATTGGGTGAGGGTTGCCCACGTCGATAGTTTTGGTCCGACTACGCTTAATTATTCGGCGCCATTGAGCGCAACCACTGACAATTTTGATAGTGCGGTTGATGCTCGGATTGCTACGGCTAACCTTGATGGCGCTCGGCTGGTTGGTCAATCAGTCCCGTCATCGGCCTTATCAACATCCGCCCTGTATGCCCCTTTGGCAGTGATTGGTGATGTCCGCAACATCTGCCGGAATCCTCTTGGTGATCGGGATACTTCGGGCTGGACCGCATCGTTCCTAACCGCGACTAATACCGGGTTTGATTGGGCGACATTATCAGCAAATGCTTACAAGGGGCACGCCTGTTTTAATTTTGACAACAGGGATGCCTATTATGGTGATTTTGTCCCGGTTGATTTCGGCGAACAATTCTGGGCATCTGTTAAATGTATTCCGCGTGGTTTTACAACAGCTAATTACAACATGGTGATTGGTATAGTCCACTACAACAAAGATAAAGTTGCGTTTAAATGGTCAGTGGCGGCGACAAGATTAGCCGCCACATCAGGCTATCAAGAACTAAACGGGTCCGCTACGGTTGACCATGCCGATACTGTCTACATCAAAGTTTGGATCAGTATCGCCAAACCATCGGGCACGGCAACGAGTGGAACTAATGGTGATGGATACCATTTTACCGATGTTATCCTGACCCGCAAGAATAGAGGCGAATTGATTGTTGATGGAACTATTACAGGTAATCACCTTGCCGCAAATACCATCACAGCCAATAAAATTGACACTCGCGGTCTTGACATCAAAGATGCTTCGGGGAATGTTATTTTTGCCGCAGGCACGCCATTAGCTGAAACTTATGTCAATGCCGGTCGGTCCGGAAACTTGTTAGTCAATACCGAAAACCGATCTGGTGAACATTACGGCGGTAAAGGTTGGGCGACTTTCACGCGCACCGGATACAACTACTACACTTATAAGAACTTTGGTTGGACAGATGGTCGATGGGCTCCGACCGGGACCAATGCCTTTGTCATCGAACAGACCGATGAAGCTGGCGATCCTGTAAACAATTACGGTCAGGTTCTGAGTGATCCTGTCCCGGTTGTAGTGGGACAACGGTACGAAGCCAGTGCCTATGTCCAGTCGCATCGGGCAAGACCGCGCCTGTACCTGATTTGGTATGACGCTGCGGGGGCGCAGCTTGGGTCATCAATCAGTGAGGGACCAACCGCAGATGTGACGCTGACCGAAAACGGGACAGCCCGGGATTTGTCGCAGTGGTACCGCTGTAAGGTCTTCGGGGTGGCGCCGGCTGGTGCCCATACAGCACGGGTCGCAATGCGGAAATGGGACACGCTTGATGGTGGCGTTAACTCTTACTGCTGGTGGCTGTACCCGTATCTTGGTGTAGCTGGCACCAATCAGACCGTATTCACGCCCTATTCACCCGGCGCAGAATGGGTGCCGAGCAATACTGTTAGACCTGATAATAAGATTACAAGTGCCAACGTCGGAACTTTTATCAATAGTGCTGCTATTACAGAAGCATACATTGGCACTATAACTGCCGGAAAGATTGATACCCGAAATCTGACCGTCAAGGATGCTGCGGGGAATGTCTTGTTGGGTGCTGGTGTCCCATTGAATCAGAACCTGATAAACATGGGCTATTCGTCCAACATGATTAAAAATACGGACAACGCATCCAATGAAAGTTTTATTGGTCGCGGATGGTCTGTAATGGGTTACACCTCTGTTGCGGGTGCTAATTCCGCTGCGTTTTATTACATGACGGAACAACAACGGGACGGACAAAATTGGAGTTGGCAACCCTATCAGGCTAATGCCTCTGTTATTTTTTACGATGGTGCGGGTAAAGCGACTGCGGGTGATCCTCAATACGTGGACATCATGTCAGATCACATCCCCATTGCCGGGTCAACCCGGTATGAATTATCAGCACGATTAGCAAATCATAGATGCCAATCAGAATTATTTGCGCTCTACTATGACCGCAACGGTAATTTAGTCCAAGCGTCAAACATGGGGGCATGTGATCAGGCAGCAGGTGATCCGAAGAACATCAATACTTGGCAACTGGTTGGAGGGTTTTCAACTTCGCCATCATCCGCAACATCAGTCCGGGTGCTATGGCGTAGGTGGCTAACTTGGTCAACGGAATCTAATAGTTATGCTTGGATGCTACAACCTTATTTTGGTAGAGCAACAGATGGACAATCAACACTGTCGCCCTATTCCCCGGGGTCTGAATGGGTACCGAGCAATACTGTTAGACCTGATAACCCTATTACTGCGTCTAACATTGGCACTTACATGTCAGTTGCTGCTATTGGAACGGCTTACATCGGTGATGCGGCTATCAATAGCGCCAAGATTGGTAATGCGGCTGTTGATACCCTGAAAATTGCTGGCGAATCCGCTACTGTTGTTCGGACTTTCACCAACAACACAAATTATACCGGTGCTGACGGTCAAGCAATTACCGTCATGGATGTCAATTTTACTGTCCCATACGAATCAAAAGTTTTGATTGGTTGGTCGGCTAAACAGACTTATACCCAAGGTGAGAAGCTTTATAACTTCATCATCCGATTAAATGGTGTTGACATGTATGGTACTGGTCAAATCGGTTTCGGTCAGGATTTGGTCCAAATGCTACAAGCCACAACAGTAGGTCCAGGCACCCATAATCTAAAAATTATTTGGGGTTCGTCAACAACTTTATACCTTGGGGCGCAAACATTGGCCCTTTGGTGTTCAATGAGGTGATTTATGAAAAATGTTAGTTATTACAATGATGATGGTGAAATTGTTGGGACTGTCTTTGCCAGTGAAGAAGAGATTGAAATGAATTGCCCCACTGGTTGTAAATGGGTTGATGGTGTCTGGTCGGATGAACTTTATTGGGTCAAGGATGGGGCGGCAACGCCCTACACGGCCGAACAACTGGCGAGCGTCCAGGACAGGCCCGGATGGGGCTACACGTGGTCAAACAAGGTGATGATGTGGATAGGTGCCAAGACGGCCGCAGAACGCTACCAAGAGGCTGTAAACGCGCCTGTGACGTATCGGGGGATGGTCTTCCAGGCGGACCCGGCAAGCCTTGCCGCCCTTCGTGATTCCCTGATAACTGCTACCCTGATTGATGGGTATGCTGTTGATTGGAGATTGGCCAACAACGAATGGACCCGGTTAGATGTTGTTGACCTGAAAGAACTGGTGAAGATGATTGCTGAACGGAACCAGTCCGCTTTTCGGGATAGGTACTGACCTGTTGATGACCTTGTTGAAAATGTGGTTGTTCTTCATTTTCTGACGATTATGTGTCGTTGTAGTCTTAAAGACAACACCCATACATAATCGTCAACTTGACCAATTTGACCACTTTGATGACCTGTAAAAGAGAACCTATCAACCGATACATCCGTAAGTTGCCCGAGCGTAGCGAAGTGGCTTACAAGGCGTTTTTAGGAAATAGGTTCTAAAACAACTACACTAATAACCACATCAACAATTATCAATAGGAAATAAAAAGGCCCCGAGCATCAACCCGGGGCCTTTTGTTTCGACTTTACATCAGGAGAAGGACAGATGCTGGTGATTGGCATCAACCCAAGCTTGGATGTCGGCTTCTGTGACTGACACCCCAACTGCCGCCAGCTTCTTAATCAGGGGGCCTCGTCCGCCCCCCCAAACCGTATAGTTATTAGTTGACGCAGTATAACTGACGGTGAACCCGACGTTAGTTCCCGGCCAAACCGCTTTCGCCGCCATGTTCCCGGTAGTGTTGCGGGTTTTCTTCGGACCTGCCACACCTTGCGGGCCTTGATTCTTACTCCGAACCGCTTGTTGGGGCGCAACCAACCCAAGATTGCTTTTCAGGTGGTCCAGGTCGAAAGAAGACAGGATTTGCCCCCCGTCTTCGTCCCGAGCATCCGCCACATAGTCAAACGCACTTTGGTAAAGCTCGCGCATGCTCGGCGTATTGACACCACCAACCATTTTTTGCTTAACGAAAGCTTCAATGGTCGGATGGATGTGGACGTTATCACCAGAACCTGCCGGCGACCATCCATCCATGTCGATTTCCGTCCGGATAGCGCGATAGACGACCTTTGCGGGATACCGCGCTTTCATCCAATCATCAATCTTCACCCGAACCTGCGCCATCTGTTCGGGTGTGAATTGGGCATCACGCTTGCGAATAACCGCCTTCAGTTCTTCAACCCGCGCATTCCATTTCTTGATGGTAGCTTCGGCCGCCGTGAACTCAGCAAAAAGCACCATGTCCGGGTTCTGAACTTCGGTCACATCAACGGGGGTTGTTTCGGTCATTGCTTGTTCGGTCATTGCTTCATCCTTGATTTCTTCAACAAGCGGGATTGTATCTTGTCTGATCTTGCGGGCCCGTTCTTTGATGATAGCGCGTGCGGACTTGATTGCGTCATCCATGTTGATCGCTCCTTGGTTGGTGGACTAATCATAGAGCAACTAATCGGCATGAGGCAAGCACTTTTTGACAGCTTCATTGGTGATTTTTTACACACTTTTTCTATTTTCTCTAAATAAAGATAAAGGAGTGAAAAAGATGAACTTTATTGACAAACTAATCATCCTTGGTGTTGGCTACCTCATGGCCTTCAACCCAATTTTAGCCACCATTATTTTTATCATTATTTTAGGAGTATCAAAGTGAAATTACCTACCCGAATCCAAGCAGACACCTTATCAAGATTTATCAATAGCAATCCGGCCTATGCCGATTTATCCGAACTCTGCGAGCTTGACAACTACATGAAGTCATTGATTGACCGAAAAATCATCCAACTCGAACTATTTGAAGGCGTGGACTCTGATGACCATCCCGAAGTTTTAGATTTGACGGATGACAGGGAAATGATCCGGGACAAAATCAGGACGATCATGCGTAGAAGCTTCGCAGCTAACCACCCCATCCAACAGGTTTTCGACAACCCATCTTGGACAGGAAAAGTCCTCATCAACTCAATGATTGATTTTTCGGATGTATCCAACTGGTCATAAACAATTTCTCTAAATAATAAAAAAGGAACATTATGGAACTGAACCAAACTATCGCCCAACTACAAATCATCGAACGTCAATTGAATTCGGCACTCGAAACGATTGACAACTTATCACTTGATGTCGTCATTAGTGATTATGACATTGGCCAACTACAACAGGTACACGGCCGCATCCAACGTAAGATTGTCAAATTAGAAGGTAAAGCAAATGTCAGCAAAGATGAATGATTACCTTGATGACCAGTATGGCGACGCCGACGACATCGCCAAAGAAGATAGAGGCAGATTTGAAGTTATCATCATTGATGGTGAAGTCTACATTGTAGAAAAAGAGTAAAAGAAAAGGCCCCGAATTCGGGGCCTTTCTACTTGGTGAATTTTATTTTAGGTCCAAGGTTTTCACATCTAATCTAATGCTTTTATTATTACATCGAGGGGTCAAAAGCAGTCCAATCATCCCCCGACGAAGTATTTAGATTGGTTGATTAGTTATCTGGTGACACCGCACCATTTATTTGTTCAGCCACCCCAATAGCAATCTTTACCCTATTGTATGTATCAGGGTCGATCTTATCGCCAAAGATGGACAGGGCACCAGACAGCGCCAACAGAACAATAGCAACTTTCTTCTTCATAATTTACCTTTCATTTAACCTACTGATGATAATTTATAGTCAACTCCACGGAATTGAACGTTGACGTTTAGGTTTCTGAATGGACCACCATCCGACACATTTTGCTCAAAGGTGTAGGTGTAGGCGTGTCTTGTTTGACCATTGACGAAGGGGACGTAAACGGTTCGCAAAACAGTTGACCCATTTAGAATTACAACCTTGGTATCCATAATTTGGACACCTGTATTGGTTGAAGGATTATCCCAAGTGATAACTAAATCCTTGGTTGTGAAATTTAGACCACCAGTGCCATTGACGCCGACATTGGTAGGAGCATTGAGCAA